TACAGTATTAACTCTAGGAACTAAATATACTTCATTCTCTGGGTTTGATTGGAGTATGGATGGAAGATTAATAATTAAATATTTAATGGGGATTTCATCAGCATCTATTTGAAATATATAATCACCTGTACATAATTCAGTAAGTCTATTTTTCCAATCTGCAAAATGATGTTTAAAAGTTTCAGCAATATATTCTACATTAGGTTCATCTTTTAATTCACATATTCTATTCCATACTTCAGCAGTACCATTTCCTTTATCAAATAAAATTACAATTTCGTCCCCTTCTCTTCTATATTCTAAAAGAAAGTTTAAAAGTTTTGTTATTTCTTCTAATTCATTACAGACTGTTATTGCATAACTTATTTTCATAATACTCTTATATAATCATATAAACTATCAGAAGGTTTCCATCCTAACCTTTCAATAGCATCATTATTTGTTCTTAAAGTTGATCTATAATTTCCACTTTCATCTGGAAGGTTAATTTTACTACAATTAAATTTTTGTTTAAACATTTCAAATACTTCATTAATAGAATAATTAACTCCACTACCTAATTCCCAGGCATCATTATGTTTTTCATTTTTCATCCCAATATAAAATAATCCTGTTATAATATCATCTACATGAGTAAAATCTCTTCTTTGTTCGCCATCACCAACTATAGTAAGTGGTTCATTATTATTAATTTGGGTTCTCCATTTACCTATTACAGCGGCGTACTCTCCATCTAATATTTCTCTTCTACCAAAAACATTATAAAACCTAGATATTTCGATGTTTAATCCATAAACTTTTTTATACATTTTACATATTTCTTCTCCTAAGTGTTTTGTAAAAGCATAAGGTGATTGAGACGGATCATGATGTTTAGAGGATGATCCTGCATAAACTAATTTAGCATTACAATTCCTAATAAATTCACATACTTTTTGAGTGCCTAAAACATTTACTCTATAAGTTTCATCCGGATTATTAAAAGAAGGTTGTATTCTACTTAAAGCTGCTAAATGATATACTAAATGGTAATCTTTTTCTAGTTCCATTATATCATTAACATCCATATTAATATAATTGGCACCCTCTACATGATTAGATTTAAATCCTAAAGAATAGTCATCAATAGAGGTAACCTCATGTCCCGATTTAATTAAGAATTCAATTAAATTACTTCCAATAAACCCTGCACCTCCTGTTACTAGTATTTTCATTATTCCGGTAAAACTTCAATATATGAAAGAGCCTCCATAAAATCACGTTCTTTAAAATGCTTAACTTCGCTCATGTTAGTTTTATATTTTCCATCTTCTCCTTTAGTAGCTTTAGCAGCTGACCACCACCAATTATCCCTTCCACTGCCATTAGCAAAAATCATTCCTTTATCTTCAATGTTTACAGTAGTAGGCATCCAAATTTTTCCTGTATCTTCCTCTTCATCTAAAAGTTCTTTATATAATTCAGGGAGAATTTCCATTTGTTCTTTTAAAAACTGGCTTCCTAAAGTCATAATTGAATTAGACTGAAATCCACAACCATAACATAGTTCTAATTTTATTTCTTCACTTACTTCTTGTGAGTAACAAGCATCAGAACCACATCTAGAACACTCTTTTAATTGATCAAAATTCATATTATTTTTTCTTTAAAACTGGTAGATTTAATTTAGGTAATTCTATTTTAGGTTCCTGTTTTTTTAAAGTAGGTAATTTTAAGGATAATTCTTGAGCAAATTCAGGAATATTAGCTTCTAAAATGTTGCCTACTAATTCTTTCATTTTATCCCAACTAAAATTAGACTTAGCATATTTACCTTGATGTTTTGATTTTGTAGAATATTTTTTATAATTACTAAATACATCAGTTAAATAAAATCCAGTATGAGCAGCATCAGCCTTAAACCATTGACTTTCAGGTATTAACCAATCATTAGCAGCACTTTTATGTACATTTTCTAATTCACCTTTTATATGAAATGAAAAGTTAGGATTAAGAAAGTCAGTATGTCCTGACCAACCAGAAGCTATTACTGGTTTACCTGTTAAACTAAATTCTAATAAAGGTCTACCAAATCCTTCTCCTTTAGTTAAACTTAACATAGCTTTTATCTTAGAGTGATTATATAGTTTATTCATATCTTCATCACTAAAAGAACCATTTAATAAATAAATATTAGGTAAATCATTTGAATTAACTGTAGCTTTTATATCTTTTATTTTTTTAAGAATTGTATCTCTACTAATATAAGATTCTACACCAGTGGAAGCCTTTAATATTAACCCAGGTTTTCTCTTTTTATTTTTAAATGTTTCTAAAAAAGCTTTAATCATATAACCTACATTTTTTCTATCATGACCTAATTCACCATTCATCCAATGACCTACAAATAGATAGTTAAATGATTCTTTAATACTAGATAAATCTAAATCATTTTTTTCCTTTAATGGTTTATATATATCCAAATTAGCCCCTTCAAATATGACATGAATAGGTTTTGTACTTATTAGAGTTGATTTTAACTGTTTAGTATTTTTATCTCTTTCTTCATAAGTCATAGCTTGAAATACTTTTTTAGCATGATTAGAAGAAACAAAATTCATATTCATTCTATTCATTCCAATAACCCATTCAGGTTTACAAGCAGTTGATTCAATTCCAGCTGTACACCCAATATTGAACTTTCCTATAGGGTTGAATTCATTTGGAATTGTAATTTGCATCCAAATATCAGGTTGTTGTTGGTTCCAGTTTTGAGGTGCTATATGATTTAAAAGAAATTTCCATTCTTCATGTTCAGCACAAAATCCCCAAGCACATGACCCCCACCTTTGAGGTAATAATTGTACATGATATTTATCTAAAGAAATTATAGCTTTAACTATATCTCTTGAACGAGCCCCATAACCTGAATAGGTATCAAAAGGGCATGATATAACAAATCTTGGTTTCATTAATATAACAATTTATGGTTTAATGTTCTACCTTTGTATTCAGTAGCATTTACAATTTCAAATTTTTCTCTAGGTTTCCAAACTTTAAATAATTCATCAAAGGCTTCCATTACTCTATTTGCCTGATGTTCAGCTGTAAATCCTGCTTCATCAGATAAAGCCCATTCTCTACCTTTTAAACCTCTTTTCTTTAATTCCTCTCTACCTAAATTATAACATTCAACTAGTCTTTCAGTAGCATCTTCCCATCTACATCTATCATCATAAATGTAAGGAGTTGGAATTGAACCCTGGATTGATCTTGAAGTTGGATAAACTGGAAATGCCCATTCACCATGTTCTTTGTAAGTGCTTCTATGATTAGAAGGCACATCAGGATTAGGTGTAAACCACTTTCCATCACTATCAACAAATCTCATTTGATCTTGCATTCCACCTGTAGCATTAGCTATAATAGGAGTACCTGCTAACATTGCTTCAGTAATACTTAATCCCCATCCCTCATTTGAGGTTAGTAAGATTTGAACATCTGCCATATTATAAAAATAATTTAGCTGTTGTTGGGATAATTTATTTAATGAAAATAAAACGTTTTCTTTATAACTTTCATCAAATAAGTATTCTTTTACGGCTGCTAAATCAGTTCCGGCCTGAGTTGATAATTCAGTATGTAAAAGGAAATAACAATTTTTGGCTTTTTCAGTAGGTAAAGTATCTAAAAATGCCCTAAATGCAACTAATGCATCTGGAATTTGTTTTCTTCTAATATTTCTAGAATTAAAAAATACTAAGAAATCAACTTTTTTATCCCCAAATACTTGTTTTTGAAACTTTTTATATTCACTATCTTCTTTATCAATAGGAAAATAAACCTTTTCATCCAAACCATGAGGAACATATTTAAATGTTCTTCTACTATTATCACAACTGTCTAATACTAATTTATTAATATTAACAGTTTGTTTAGATATTCCCATAAGCAAATCACAAGCTTCATAGTAAGGTTTATTATACATTGGAGCAGGATAATCATCCCATATATTTAAATAAGTAATTGGAATCTTCTTACGTAATTCATTTTCCATATTGAATATGTAAACAAAATATCTAGGATCTGTGATTAGTAATATAGCATCTGGTTTATGTAAATTACAAATTTGTCTTAATATTTCAGGTGTACCATAACCATCTACAGGGTGTTGTATACAGGAAGCATCCTTAAGACCTGTCTCATCATTAACACTTTGAGACATATCTAATGTTTTCCCTTTTTCAGGATGTTTTATTGCTCCCCCTATTTGAACCCAATTAAAATGGTGTGAAGTTTTTAATACTATTTCCTTAGCTACTGTAGCTACACCAGAATGTACTCTAATATCATCACAAATTAATAATATTTTCTTCCTTTGTTCTTTAGGAAGATATTTAAAACTTTTATTCATTTAATTAATACGATTTATAATTCAAGATTAGTTTGATTGGTAATTTGCTTACGAAAATCATCATTCGTAAGGTACAAAAAGATTGCTCTATCAGCAAGTTTTTGGAAAGAAAACTTTCTTCTTACACATTCAATTTTAAAATTCTCAAATAAGTCGCTTTTGATTTTAACACTTGTAAGTGTCATGTCTTTTTTTGCACTCATAATCTTTATTTTAATAACATTATTTATATATAAATATATGGAGAAATTAAAAAATTATACCTTCTCCACATCTTTCTTTATCTTCCTTAAATGGACAAAATGTACAATTCCATTTAGAAACCGATTTAGGATAATCTACATCCTTAATTTCCCCCTTAGAGTTAAAACATTCATTTATAAAACTGCTTATTGCCTTTTTAGCCCTACCTAATTTAATTTTTCCACTAGGAGGAGTAAATGTTTGCACTCTATATGCTTGATGAGGTGACATTATATTTTCATCATCCCAATCTAATACTTTTCTTTTAACTATAAAAAATTCAATATCTATATTACTTAAAGGAATTGAATATTGTTCACTAAAAAATTGTTTATATAGTAATAATTGAAATTGTTTCCCCTCATCTTTTTTAGCATGTTTATTCCATCCCTTAGTACTTGTTTTAATGTCTATTATCTTAAATGTCTCTGAATTTTCATTGTATAGTACAACATCTAAATACCCTGTATATAATATGTTATTATACATTTTATTTGGTGCTATTACTATGGGTACCTCACACCCAACTAAATGCCATCCTCTTCTACTAAAATATCTACTTCTTTTTTTCTTAAACCATTTCAAAATTCCAACACCATCTTCAAAAAATTCTCTCATTTCTTCTGCTGAGGAAAAATGTTGGTTATTATTTTTTTTATATTGGTTTTTATATTCACCAATAAATTGTTCTTGAAAATAATCCTCTAATTCTATTCTATCAGCATTAGCAGCACTAGTTTCAAACATAACATCTAAATAATGTTGTAAGGTTTCATGAATAGCAGTACCAAATACTGTATGAATAGATGAAGTAAATACTTTTATTTTATCCTTATATTGTAATTTCCATCTATGAGGGCATTGCCTAAATAGAGACATTTGGGAATAGGATATATTTTTTTGATAAGCAAAGTTAATATCCTGTGGGGGATTATTTTTAATCTCCCTAACAATTTTAGGAATTTTTCTAGCCAAAATTTATTTTTTCCATTTATCACGTCCTACTAATAAACCAATTATACCATAATTAGCTATATCAATAAACGTGTCTTCCATACCTTCACCTTTAACAAAATTTTTTCCATTAATTAAAAGGTTTTTTATTCTAGAAATTTTATCAGTAAGTCTAATACATAAACCAGTAAGTGAAAAGGTTTTATCATCTTTATTAGTTAAATCTCCTCCTAAAGCAATATTATTTAAACCATAATCCATATGTTTACGAGCAAACATTTCATACATTTCTTCTTGGATATTTTTAAACTCATTTGATAGGTCTGGATATTCATCCTCAAATAATGCTATGGTTTGATTAATTTCATCATTAGCAAATTCTTCTAATTTCTGTTCCATTTTCATACTATAAGCCTTTTTACTATCCATTTACTTGTCCCTTTGGTTTAAAATACTTTTCTAGTATTTCCAGTCTTTCTTCTGATGAAGCAAGCAATTTTAATGCTTCATTACAATTATCCCAATAATCTTTTGTTGAGTGATC